AGTTTTGAGCAATCGGGATTAATCTCTATTGTGGTAGGTGCAGGTGCAGCCTGGTTCGGTCTTTACGCAGGTACTTCAGGTTCGAGTAAGTCCTTTAAAGGCGAAGATAAGTAATGAAAAAAAAAATAACTTTTACAGCAGTTCTGCTTTTTATAGGGTTATTAGGAGCAGCAGACAATGAACCTGAAAACCCTGACTGTACTGCGGGTACTGAGTTTTGTGAACAAAATTCGTTAGACACAACTAACAATACGGTAACTAGCAATACCAACGTAAACACCAATACTAATACCAACACGAACACGAATACATCAACCAGTACAGCTACAAATACGAACACCAATGCCAATACGAATGTTAATACCAACACAACAACGGCAACAAATACGAACACCAATGCCAATACCAACGTCAATAACAACACAAGTAATAACACTAACGTAAACACCAGCACCGCAACCAATACGAACAACAATACAACGACTGCTAATAATACGAACACGAATGATTCAACAACGACCAATACGAATGTAAATACATCCACCAACAACAGCACAGTCAACAGTACCGTTAATTCAAATAATAACAGTACAACAAATAATACGAATACGAATAACAACACTAGTAATAATACGAGTAACAACACCAATACGAATAACAACACCAGCACTTCGGATAATACGAACACAAATACAAATAACAACAACAACACATCCACCTCTGATTCAAAGGTAGAAACGGATAACACCAACACAAATAACAACAATAGTGTTACCGATAATACAAATCGTAATATTAACGAAAACAATTCAACGCAAACTATAAAACAAGAGATAACTAGTAAAGCACCCCCTGCTTCTGCTATAGCTCCTAGTATCATGTCTTATTCACAAGACTTATGCACTGTGGGTCGGTCAGGTGCATTTCAAGGACAAGTGTTTGGTTTCTCTGGAGGGCGTACTGTTACAGACCAAAATTGTGAAAGGTTAAAGCTAAGTAAATATATTTACGATATGGGCATGAAAGTTGCAGCAGTATCTATTCTTTGCCAAGACGAAAGAGTATTTCAAGCGATGGAAATGGCAGGAACGCCTTGCCCTTACATGGGTAAAATAGGTAAAGATGCTACAGAAGGTTGGAAAGTCAACAGAACCGATAGACCCGATTACGATATAAAAAGGAAGCAATTTATAAAAAAATGTAAAGATACTAGACACGTTGCAGGGGACTCAGAAGGTTTAAACAAAAGCAAACGGACTTGTAAAAAAGAATGGAATAATGTGGGCTAAGAAACCAGACCCAGAATATAAAGCAGAATGGTTTGTTGTAGTGGGTATGGTAATTCTAGGGATTACAGTCTTATTCGTATCTTTTAATGCCAAAGCCGATTACATTTATGAAGCCAACCAGGCTTTATACGATTTACAAACTAACTCAATAGGTTCAACAGGGTTAGGTTCAAATGACGATGCAGTATCTGGAGCATTTAATATAGGATTTACTTTTGATTTTTATGGTCAGTCTTTTACTCAAGCTAGAATGGCAACTAATGGTTGTCTTCACTTTAAAACAAGTGGTGCTTATTGTAATGACTACACACCAGATCCATTACCAGAAGTAACCTACACGCTTTATCCTTTTTGGACTGATCTAATAAAAGACAATGGTTCAGGCATGAGGGCTAAAGTTTTTGATGATTACACCATTTTTGGTTGGTATAACATGAGAGAATATAATCGGGCGAATTCCGATAACAGCTTTGAAGTCTGGTTATACCCTAATGACACCTATGAGTTTCGATATGGCGAACTGGATATTATTAACCATGATGTTTTAATAGGAGAACAAGGAAGTGCAACCGAAACTTATACATACCTTTTTCACGATGAATGTAGTACAGGAACTACCAATGTATCTGGAACCTGTGTCAACTACGATTGGAACTCCAGTAGTAATACTTATAACGCTTTATTAGAAAGCGGTGGATCATTGTATGGCGATAGCACTAATCAATCATTGTGTGCAACCACTCCTTTAACTTCAGTTAACTGTTCGGGTTATGCGGCAGCGTATTTAACGCAACAATGTAATTTAAACAGCCTTCATTCTAGTTCTTGTGCTAATTACTGGAGTGCTTATGACGATCAACAATGCGAAGATGATCCTCAATATTCACCTTCCTGTGCAGGTTATACACAAGAAGCCTCAGTAGCTTATTATGTGCAAGATGAATTTGATTATGGGTACGAAGATGATTATGGTTTTACCCAGGATGATATGTGGTATGACGAAGAGTACGATGAGTGGCTAGACCCTTATGATCCCTGTTACGAAAATAACTGTGCAGACTTTACCGATGCTGATTGGTACGAACTTGACATAGAACAGTTTGGCCAGGATCAGGTAGATGAATGGTACGGAAACGATGTAGAGTTTTCTGATGATGGTTATATTGAATACGGAACTGTGAATGAAGAAGAATATTGGACAGCCATTGACGATGGTATGGAAGTATATGATTTAGAACAAGAAGCAACATGGGCAGAAGAAGAAATTTATTTAGTTTCTTACGATGAAATTGAATACGATCCTTTGCCTTTTGATACCAGCGAAGAACTTATAGAAGATTTTATTCTCCATGAAACTGTATTAACAGAAGACTACGAGGATTTAGATACTTATATAGAATTTGAAAGCGTTGAAGAACTTGATGAATGGTACGAAGAAGAACGGGAACAGATAGAGGAAGAAAGAATAGAAGAAGAATTACTGGCTGAAGAAGAAAGTACAGAGGAATTAGAAGAAGTATTAGAAGAAGAAATATTTGAAGAAGAAGTGGTAGAAGAACTCTTTGAAGAAATAGAAGAAGAAAGATTAGCAGAAGCAGAAGAAGAAATTTTAGAAGAAAGAGCAGAAAGAAGTAGTGGAATTACCGCTACCCAATTAAGCGTAGTAGCTGGCACTATTCAAACAGCTTCCAACAGTGTTACAGGAACTACGGCTCGTACATCAACTCGTACATCAGGTTGGGGCAGTAGCACAAGTGGATCGGGTGGTAGTTATGGCAGTAGTGGAGGTTCTGTTGTTACCAGTACCGCAGGTAATACAACCACAACAGCAGTAGCCAGTGCAGCTTCAGGGGGTGGATTTTCTACCAGCAGTTCTCCTAGTATTTCAGATCAAATACAAACGGCACAAGTTCAAACCAATACAGTTTTAAGTTTAAGTCAGGATATGGGTTCAACTAGCGGAACGGGCGGAAGCACTCAGACAGTGAGTAATGTGACTACAATAATAACTCCAATGCCGATATTTGATTCAAACCCACAAGTGGTAATGGCAGATGTGCAAGTAACCGATATGCAAGGTGAAATTGATACTGCTGTCGGAGGTGTAATGACCGCATCAGAAGCTGACCAGATAGCTGACCAAATAGTTGCTGATAATATTAAAGAACAACAAGAAGCAGGACAAACTACCCAAGAAGAAACAGGAGAATATGGAGATCAGTCTACTTTAGTAGCTTTTATGGGCTACGTTCCTGGGTTTGATGCTTATAGGGAAGTACAGATCCCACAACAGGAAACTTGGTACGAGCCAAAGGCAATCTATGCAGATGTTACAATTTCAGATAACATAGAAGCGTTTTATGGATTAGCAAGAACAAACATTAATACGATGCAAAGTTTAATTAATCAACAACCTAATTTATAGGAGAAGAATATGGAATGGTTTAAATCAAAAGCAGGGCAGTTAATCGCTTTAGCAACCATCGTAAGTACCTTAGCGGGATTTGGTTATGCCGGGGCTGGTTACGTTAATCGTTTAGAAAACTTAGAAAAGAAAATAGGAGGCCTAGGCGAAACGGAAGATGCTCAACAAGTCATAGAACAAAGGTTTGCGACTATTGAAACCGCAGTAGAGTATTTAGAAAAAGAAATTGATGGTATAGAGATNCCTGATAACAACGATAAACTTTCTAATATGAAAGCATCTATCGCTAGTTTAACTAACGATGTAGAAAGAATACTTAGTGATATTGAAAAACTAGAGNATGGGAATAAAAATCCTTTAGCAAATTAATTATGAAAATAGGNTTGATAATGGGTNTGCTGTTGCTTTCTACCGTAGCAGGTTCCGCTTTTTGGGTTAATTCATTACAATCACAGATTGGTGAATTAAAAGGCAATCAGATGATATTAGAAGCCAAGATTCAAGAACAGAATGAAGCTATTGAAACTGCTTTAAACAACCAAAAAAAAGCACAAACCTTGATGGCTTCTTTAGAAAAAGACAAACAAGAAGCAATGCGTAATGTTAATAGATTAAGAAAAACATTTGCTAAACACGACTTAGATGAATTGACTTTAGCGAAACCAGAACTCATGCAAGGCAAAATAAATAGGGCTTCTAAACGAGTCTTAGAAAACTTAGAAAAATTAACCGACCCCAATCAATTTGATGAAGAAATTAGCGATACTACTTAGTTTAGCTGTAGTGGCTTCAAGCTGTTCTATGATGGGGGATAGGGTCAAGCCTGTTTCCGTAACCACTATTGCTAAACAACAACCGATGTACCATCCACCTTTACCAATGGAAGTGCAAATGGATCCAGTTGATTGGGAGATACTAACCCCAGACAGTATGCAATTGTATCTAGATAATTTAGAAAAAGGAGAGGCTCCTAGAAGAGCATTCTATAGTTTATCTAGTAAAGAATACGAACATTTAAGTATGGACATGGCAGACATCACTAGATACATTACAGAGATATTGGGAATCGTTAAGTTTTATAGAGATTACGATAAAGAAGAAGAGGAAAAAAATGAGTAAAGCACCAGACGCTTTTGTTTACAACGCAACAATGGAAAGAGTTATAGACGGTGATGGATTTGTACTAAGTGAAATAGATTTAGGTTTCAAAGTAAAGTTAGCTAATCAATCGGTTAGAATGGCTGGAATTGATTGCCCAGAAAGTAGGGTAAATACAAAAAGACAACCAGAAAGAACTAAAGAAAAAAAATTAGGGTTGCAAGCAAAGGCACGATTGAAAGAGTTATTAACGGGTGATATAAAAATTAAGTCATTGGGCCGTGGCAAATACGGGAGGTTGCTTGCTATACCATACGATAGTGAAGGTAACGATGTTTGTGCAAAACTTATTGAAGAGGGTTTGGCTGCTCCTTATTGGGGTGGAACAAAAAAAGCTAAAGTCAGAGATGACGGAACTTGGGGAGAATAATATGCAAATATCGCAAGAAGGTTTGTCGCTAATAAAAAAATACGAAGGCTGTGAGTTAGAAGCATATCTTTGCCCGGCTAATGTATGGACTATAGGTTATGGACACATTAAAGATGTTAAAGAAGGTGACCAAATAACCAAAGAAGAAGCTGAGTATATGCTACAAGAAGAAATGATTGAGTATGAAGGCTATGTTAATGACATGGTAGATGTGGAATTAAACCAAAGCCAATACGATTCTTTGTGCGC